TCTAGTTCAGCGCCGAGGATGTCAGCCATTGCGTAATATGCTTTTTCGTCTGCGATTTCGTATGCAACGATTTCACCAGAGGCTAGACCGTCAAAATTGTCATCAAATTTATCTTCTTCAAATTCAGAGGAAGCAAATTCGCGACCAACGTGAGTATTCTTGCTTGGATCCGAAAGTTCTGCTTCTTCTAGTTCTTCTTCATCGGTTGCTTCAGTCTCAACTAATGCAAGTCCTGCTAGTTTACGTAGCTCATTCATATCGACTACTGACTCAAAGCGGTTTGTATTACCAATCTCACGCTCAAATTCATCATTGAAATCATACTCGTCGTCATCACCTAGATCGACCATGGCGTCGTCATCGTAGCTAAATTCATCTTCGTCGTCGCCTGGACCTGCTTCTTCAACGGACTCGCCTGGATATTTTGCAGTCCAGTCATCGAATGTTTCGTCATCGAAGTTTGTCTTGCCGCTGTATGTGCCTTCGTCGTCTTCGTCGCTAATTCTGTCATCGTCGTCTGCAAAAGAGTTTGCGTAATCTGCTGTATCTACGCCATCATCCCAGCCGCGGCCTTCGCCCTTACGACCAACATCTCCCTTAGGTGGAAGTAGCAAATCTTCGCGTGTTTGATCCTCAAATACCTCGCCAACGCCGTCGCATTGTTCGCAATCGCCGCCACCGCCTGATCCATACTGATTACCTGTGCCTTCACAAGCTGGGCAAATGTTTGTGGCTGGTTCGAAGTCGTCTTCGTAGTCATCTTCGCGTACCATTGCAACGTTGTCGTCAGCATGTGTAAACGGACTGCATTCGCCGTCGGCGTTATTTTCTACGTCTACGTCGCAATCTTCAGCTACTCGAATGCCTGCTGCAATCTGCATATCTCTAAGTTCTTTGTCCATCATATTTTCCTCTAATTCCTCTTCGTCGCTGTATTTGTTGCAAAGTCCGCAAAATTCATCTACGTCTTCCTTGCCTGATCCGTCGCAGCGAGGGCAAATATCTAGTTCGCCTTTCTTATAAGCTTCTTCGTCACCTAAATAGGAACCAACTAGCTTCTGCTTGTTATCCTTGCGGAACAGATACTTGTCTGGACCGTCCTTCATTGTAGCATAGGGAGCTTCCGTAATAGCTTTATTATACGCTTCTATAATAGCCTTTAGCTCGCCCATGTTAGGTTCGCGTGACATTACTTACGCTTTCCACCTAGGACACTAAGGCCGCCATTCTCGCCAACGTCTGGAGTTGCAACACTTGTGTTGTCAACTTTTGTCTTCTGCATCAACGGATTCTCTACTTCAACCACTGGGCGCGCTTTTTGCGTGTCGCTTAGTTCTTTCAAAAATTTGTCGTTATACTTTTTGCCGTAATCTGGTTTCTCATCAGCGTCGTATTCTGTGCCAAGTTTTGCTACGTAATCTGCATCCTTGCCTGCACGAATAGCAACAGCTTCGTCATTGTATGCATCACGCGGATCGTTCTTGTTATAAACTGCAATCTCTTGCTGGTTGATAGCAATCTTGTCGCTAAGATACATACGTAGTTCGTCTGTTGTAACTGGATAGCCTAAGACGATTTCGCAGGTAAACACCTTGCTGTTGCGCACGTTAGGAAAATCTAGTGGTGACTTTTGAATTGGGGATTGAGTAAATTTGCTAATAGATCGTAGGTCAAATTTTGCTAGCGCATCTTCCAACGCACCTTTTTGGCCTGATTCGAGCGCATTTACGGCGAGTTTTATACGATACGTATATTCTCGAGCCGATTCCACCAAGTAATAGTCTTTAAAGTTGTCAGTCATTGCAATGAGTTCCTCATCTTATTTGTAGTATTTATCTAATCCTGCAGATAATACCGTTGTTAATCTTCGCGCTGAATGTGTAAGTGCTTCAGCAATTCGTTACGATCAAATTCTGTGCCTGTATCGCCGTAGCTATTTTCTTCACCACCAGCCAAACGATCCATTCTCATCTTTTTAAGCTGTAGGTCAATAGTCTTGAGCTTGCGATTGATTTTCGCTTCCTTAGCTTCTAAGGACGTCTTCAGCATGGTTGCCGCCACTTCCATCATGCGACCACTGTGGGCATCGGCCATATTCATTGCTAGGTCTTTTAGCTCTGCGTAGGATTCTAAGGCTTCCTGCGCGATCTCGTCCATCTCGATATCGCTGGCGTCAAGCTGCGATACTGTGGCAAGGGCGTGTTCGATTTTTTCGGCGATGGTCAGTGCGTTTAATATTTGCACCGGGGAATCCGTTGGCTTCGACGGTTCTTCCTTCGTGATACCTTGTGCTTCTAGCGCCTCTTTGATAGGCGGAATATTGAAAGTTTCCTCTAGGCTCTTGGTCATTAGTAATCTCCGTTATAAGTGTATTTATCACTACAGCGGCAGAATTATACTATGCGTGATTACTTTTTCTTTTTACCGAAGAGTTCATTTTCGTTGATAACACGAAACGTTAGGCCATGATTTTTGCAAAATGCTACCGCGGCACGCCATTTTGCCGCGTTAACAGCAAGGCGTAATTTATCGCCGCGGGACTTTGCCTCTGATAGGTGTGTTTCCTTGCGCGGCTTAATCTCGATCAATTCTTGCCTGCGCTTGCCGTTCTTGTCTTCATATACAAGCAAAAAATCCGGGGTATACATTGACACCTTGTTAGACAGCGGATTCATGTAAGGGATTTTTATTGCTTCGCTTGCCCAGCTAACAATGTTAGGATGATTGTCGGCCATGCGCATAAAAACGAGTTCCCAGCTACTTCTATAGCGAGGTGCTGTCTGACCTTTATACTTTTCTGGATTCGTCGGAGTGTAAATACCCTGCGAATATTTTGAGCCCCTAGCCATTATGCTAGCAAATATCTGGACCGCAAACTTTTGCCGTTGTCGATATTTTGTGAGCCACCTAGTTGGCTGCTGCCATCGCGCAATTGATTTATATAAGTATACGCCGTGTTAGATACAAGCGCCATCTTTGTTGTATCGGTTGTTTTTATAAGCGACATAACACCGACACCTTGTGCCTGTGCTGCATCGACCAGTACCATTGCCATTGCTTTGGCAGCATTTGGTGCCACGCCTTGATTTTGCATATGGATGAGTGCTGATTGGTAGTCGGATATTTTTACTGACGCTGGTACAAGATTTTTAGCAAGGCGCCGTGTATCTGCTGGTTGCGTAACTTCGCCACCGAGACCACCTTTGACTGTGTTTGCAAGTGAGCCGTTATTCTGCCTAGCGGAAACTTCCGCTCCTAAGAATTGAACAAGACTTGTGCTAGTTCTATTGACAGCCATTATGTGCCACCCGGGTTAGTTTGACCATTTACAACAGTTGAGGTTGCGGCTGCTACACCTGCTGCAAAATTATCGCGTGTTCGATTTACTGCTGTACGAGAAATTCGATTTGCTGTTGTGCGCAATGATTGTAGCGGGTCAGGATTAAAGCTGACCGTGCCACCGAAAATACTTGCGGCAGCCACGGTGCCAATTGCGTTAGGTATAGATCCTATTACGCCGCCGATGTCATCTTGAATACGTTGCACGTTTGTTTCACCGATGATGCCCGACACTACTTTACCTATTGGCGTAGAAATAAATCTGTTTGAAATATCGGTGTATAAACCTGATCCAGCCGAGCCTGGGCAGCCTAGAGGAGTTGTGTTTGGAAACTTAGCCTGATTTGATGCAGAGACATTACGTCCTAGCACTGGCGTACGAATAGTAATAAGATTTGCTAGCTCGTTGAAATCACCGTAGCGGAAACGATCTAGCTCGTCGGAGTTTAGGCGCTCATTTATGTTAGCATAGACAACACCTTCGTATGCAAATTCAAAATTCATTTGTACTAGACCTGTACTATCTTCGTAGTCTAATGTATCGTGTGTAAATGCTGTTACGCGCGGATGTACAATCTCTGTGCGAGAAAACTTGCCGCCGTGTATTTGGAAAATCTCGATGCTTTCGATTAGGTATTTATTGTTGCCTACTCGCTTTGAATTATAGCCGAAATTGTCATTGAAACGATCCGTAATAACATCGTTCTCATATTCCGCTTGCATTCGTTTTGGACTCTTTGCGCCACCGCCAGCAAACGCTTCAAAAAATGCGCCTAGGAATGTAGTGGAGCCGCCTTCACCGGCGTCTAACTTCTCATGTGCGACGCCATCACGGAAATAATATTCGTAATACATTTCCCATAGTCGCAATGTTCGACCTTCCACGCTGTCGTGTAAGGTCAGACTAACTGGACTGTACGAGATAGATGTTTGTGAGATGCGCTTTTTATTGTATTGATTTAGCGTCTCCGTGTCGATACTCATTGATGGCATAGTGACCGACTTGACCATTGTATGAACAATGTCGCGGTCATTTTGTGTTAGGAATTTGTCGACGTATCGACTGACGTCGGCGTCCTTATTAAAGTTTATGCGAATGAAAAACTCAAACTTGTGTCGCGGTGTACCGTTGCTAAGGTCTGCCTTGTTGAACCCATAGGCATTTGCGGCATGTCGAGAATCACGTAGATGTACGCTTTGATCGAATATGCCGCCAAAGATGCCTTCGAAGCTCTTGGCCAAGGTATTATCCTACCGAGGTGCCGCCAGTGAAGCCGCTCAAAATATTCGGGAACGGATCGCCACCAACTGTTGTACCATCGTTGTCGTTTGGACCACTTAGGAGTGTTGCGTTATCATAACGTACTGTCATCGTAATGCGCATTATTTCGCCGCCACTCTCATAATTGAATTCGCCGTTTACAATGTTCGTCAAGAAACAACCATCTAGCTGCCATGATTCTAGCTCTTCGCCGTTTGTACCGTCTAGAGTATGAATTTGCATACCAAATTTGTAGTTTGTGCCTGCGACTGGACCAATTTGCTCAAAGTGATTAAGCTGACGCTGTACCTGCGAGTGAATGCCTGACGTTACAGCATTAGTGATATCGTCACGCAGGACTATATCAACTGTTGCCCATTCGTGTTTGCCCATTGCATACGCAATTGAGTTGTATGAATGCACTTGAATCTCTTGGTATGTTAGCCCAGGGCGCTGAACAGATACGACGTTCGATGTTAGCTCGCGTAGATTATTGTTGGTACCGAAGTTGTTGAAGATAATACGAAAGCGATATGCCAGCTTAGGCTGAAGCATACCCAATTTATTACCGTCTAACGGGACACCAAATTTACTTAGATCTGCCATTTATAATGTTCTCCTCTGAACAATTCTATAATGTTATTTATCACTTTCGCCGATTTATTTTTCAGCGCCAAAAAAATACGCCCCGTAGGGCGTATCTTCTTATGTGGATCCTTTCTATTATAGGTTCAAATCGTCGCCGGTGTTCTGGATTCGAATTGGAATGTAGATAAACTCGATAGACTTGATCGGTTGTACAGCTATGTCAATCCATAGTTCGTTGCGATCAATACGTGCTGGTGAGTTGTTGCTCTCATCAACTACTACCAAGAAATCCTGTAGACCACGTAGCGTTACTAGCTCTGCTAGGAACGAATTAAACGCTTCCTTGACTGCATCGCGTGTAACTCGATCATTTGGCTCAAACATAAATGGTTGTGCTAGCTGGTCTGCTTGGAAGCGAATGTAGTTGATCAAACGTGCTACATTTACACGATCCAAAGCTGACGCTACTGGCTGACGTGTTTTCTGACCGTATACAATAATTCCTCTGTTAGGAATACTTGCAATCGGATTCACGTTGTTCAAGTAAAGTGTGTCACGTTGGCCTTCGTTTAGAGAAGCTACGACAAACTCATCTGAACTGTTCAAGTAGCCTACTGCGGAAGCGTTGCTAACAACACCACGTGCGAAACCTGCTGGAGCGTACCATGGATACGATACTTGGTCGTTGTAGGCCATTGTACGTAGGATCATGTGGCTAGCTGGTACTACTACTTCGCTGCCGT